TCGGTGGAGATCATCCCCGGCGAGGGGCTGAAATCCACGTTCCAGTTCTCCGGATGGGGCGTTAATCCACAGGCGGATACCATCCGCCGGCTGTGGGCGGGCGGGTTTCTGAACGCGACGTCGATTGGGTTTATCCCGCTGAAATCCAATCCGATGGACGGGAACAAGGACGGTGAGGGCTGGTACTCCCCGCATGATTACGTCGAGTGGGAGCTGCTGGAATTCTCGATCGTGCCCGTTCCAGCCAACCAGGATGCACTGCGTTTAGCGCTGCGCAGCCTGGCCCAGCCGGTGGCCAAGCGCGGGCGCGTGTTATCGGCGGTCAACGAGCGAAAACTGCGCGAGGCAGCCGAGGCGATAAACGCGGTCCTGGAGCAGCTCGCCGATGAGACGCAGGAAGAGGGGATCAAGACTGCCGTGCCCTATGCCGATCATGGCGCGGATGAAGAGTCGGAGTGGAGCAAGCCTGCGCTGGGCGACTTTACTGACCAGGCCTGGGAAGATCTCACTGACACTGATAAGCGGCGCATCATGGCGCACTATGCCTGGACGGCATCCAACCCCCCAGAAACGTTCGGCGATCTCAAGCTGCCGCATCATAAAGCCGGAACAAGTGGCGTCGGTGCGGCGGTATGGCGGGGAGTTGCAGCAGCTATGGCTGCCCTGCTAGGCGGGAGAGGCGGCGTGGACATGCCAGAGTCAGATCGCAAATCGGTGTATAATCATCTATCGAGGCACTATGCGCAGTTTGACAGGGAACCGCCGGACTACAAAGAGCTGGACCCGGGAGATAATCCCGTTACAGAATCCATGCAGCAAGAATCGAACATTAATCTTACACCAAACGACATGGCGACCAGCGCCATCGATGAGGCTGTGCTGGATGCGTTTTCTCACTATTTCGATGCTTTACTAGGAGTGTAACATGGCTGCTCAAGATGAGTTGCTGGAAAAAATTACTGGCTTGACCAACGCGGTCAAGGAAAACGGCGGGCTGAACGGCCTGCGTAAAGATGAGCTAATCGCTGACTTCAAGACGCTGCTGGACGAGCAGGCGAAGATGCTTGCCGACTCGACTCCGGTGCGGATGGGAGAGTTCCAGGCCGACCCGGTCCAGCGCGCTGCGGACAGTTACCAGGGCAAGTATCGGCGCGAGCTGATCGACATCGCCAATCACGGCGAGCACAAGATCGGCAACTGGCGCTTGCGCGGCAGCGACATGATCCTGGCCAAGATCTTCCTCGATCGGGCAAACGAGATCAAGAACTCCGGGCAGCAGTTCAACGGCTCGGAGTCGGTGCATCCGGTCTCCGAAGACCTCAGGGGCGCAGTTAAAACGCTGACCTCCACTGGATCTGGGACAGGCGATGAGCTGGTCCCGACCGGGATGGCGGGCGAGATGTGGGATGACTTTTTCGCGGCCAGCCGGATCGCCGGCGACCTGCCGAGCCAGCCCATGCCAACCGACCCGTTCGATATCACCCTTGGCTTCGGCACGCGCACCTGGCGCAAAGGCTCCCAGGGGATCGCTTCCAGCGCGGCGGATGTCGCCACGGCTAAAAGCACCCTGACCTCGACTGAGCAGATCACCGAGGATAACTGGACTTACAACCTGGACGAGGACTCGGTCATCGCCATGATGCCGGCCCTGCGCGCTAACCTGGCACAGTCGGGCGGCGAGCAGATGGACCGCTTCATCGTCAACGCAGATGCAACCGCCACGTCCACCGGCAATATCAACCTGGACGACAGCACGCCGGATGCCGACAGCTACTACCTCTCCGATGGTCAGGATGGTATGCGCCACCTGGCGCTGGTGGACAACACCGGCCAGGGCAGCAACGCCAACGGGGCTGTATCTGACACAGTGATGACCACCCTGCTGGCCAAGCTGGGCAAGTATGGGCTGGATTACAACTCCTGCCGCATCGTCCCGGACATCAAAACCTACCTGGCCATGCTCGGCATGTCCAACGTGGTCACGTTCGACAAATACGGCTCGGCGGCCACTATCGTCAGTGGCGAGCTGGCGCGCTACCGCGGCATCCCCGTCATCCCTTCAGCGGTCGTACCGCTGACTGAGGCGGATGGAAAGTGCAGCGTCACCGGGGCATCCAACGTCAAGGGCCAAATCCTGGCCTACAACCGCAACTTCTGGCGGCTGGGGTTCCGGCGCGGCCTGACCATCGAGGTTGACCGGCTGATCCAGCGCCGGCTGCTGATTATGGTTACCTCGTTCCGCATCGCAATCGCGGCTCATGGGACGCGCTCAACCGCCAAGCACACCGCGGTGGCATACAATATCACTTAGATGTTTTTCCTGATGATATAGTGGGGCGGGGTAATACCCGCCCCGGAGGAGATTTGAAATGGCTGATTATCTTGATCCGAAATTCGGCAACGTCGTGGCCCTCGGGCCGTTCACGGCGACCAACATCACCACTGGTGCGGCTAATCAGGACCTGGCCCTGGAATCCGCTGGCACTACCATCACCATGATCCAATCTGGCTCGGTGGTGGGCTTGAGCCTGGAGCCGGTCGGCACTGTGACAGGTGGCTCGATCACCGCCAAGGTGCACAAGGCTTCGACGGAGCTGGCCAACACGCCGGCCCCAGTGTCTGACCAGACCAACACCGATGGCACTTATGCAACGGTGCGGCCGGGCATGGTGCGCTTCTCCGCCGGCGCGAAGCTGGGCGTTTCGGTGAGCGCCACCACCACCCTGGAACCGACCAACACGGTCGATGTGGCCGCGGTGCTGTATGTCGCTTATGACCCGCAATAGGAGCTGACATGGGAGATTGGGGCCGGATCTGCGTGGGGACGCGGCTGGAAAAGAACGTGGACAGCCGGTTCTTTAAGTGCTGGACCAACCTGGTAATGCGCGGCCTGCGCAAGGGTGACAGCGTGCTGGTTGTGGATGACAAGGTGGCGCACCAGGCATCCAACGCCCTGGCGCGCGAGTTTCTCAGGACCGGCTGCGACACGCTCTTCATGCTGGATTCCGATGCGGAAATCGGCCCCAATTTTCTAAATGACTTTCGAGATTATGAGCCAGGCTGGGAGTATGACCTCTTGCAGGCCTTCTACTGCCGGCGCGGATGGCCGCCGGACGCGATCTGGTTCAAGAAGAGTGCGTTCGGCGATACCTACACCCGCGCGGTGTACGGAGAGGATGTGATCGAAGATGTGGCGATCATCGGCACGCACGCGGTTTTGATCCGGCGCGAAGTGTTCGTGAAGCTGCTGGGTGAGCATGACCCGGAGCACTTCGATTGGTTTTTCTACCCACGGAACGAGGTGGCCAGCGAGGATGGCGCATTCTCACGCGAAGCGGAGGCAGCCGGGTTCAGGCTGGGGGCTACCACGCACGTAAAGGCCGGGCATATCAGCCGGCTGACCACCGGCTGGGATACCTACCAGGAATACCTTCAGCTCTCCGGGTCTAACCAGGTGATCGAGAGCTACCAGGCCATGCTGCGGCTGATCTCCCAGTACACCGGGGAGGACGTCGACCTGGTGCAGTCGCGGGTGATGCGCGGCTCAAAAAACGTGCGTGACGCCTGGCGGGGCGCAGAGTCTGGCGAGCAGGCGCGCGCCTTCTATCGAGATGACGGCTGGACTTACCTGTATGACCTCACCGCCTGGAATTATTCCGACCTGTACACCAGCCTGACCGCGCCCCTGAAAGCCTACCAGGGCAAGCGCGTGCTAGTGGTGGGAGCGGGGATCGGCGGTGAGATCGAGCGCCTGGTGGATGCCAACCAGGTGGAGGCCTTCGAGCTCTCCACGACACTCAGGGATTTCTGTAGGATGCGTTTTGGCGATAGGATCACCTGGATCGAGGGAGAATCGATCATCTCGTCGCGCCTGAATCGATCCTACGATCTGATCGTGATGATCGATGTGGTCGAGCACATCCACCCCGACGAGTTTGACAACACGATGGATACCCTGGCGCACTGGCTCGCGCCGGGTGGAGAGTTTTATATCCATGCCAACTTCGGGCAGCAGGAGCTGTACCCGATGCACTATGACCACACCGAGAGATTCGCGGCCTGGCTGAAACGGAACAGGCTGGAAAGGAAGGGCGAATCATGCGTCTATTCGTAATCGCTGATTACCACTGCCGGGAAATCTACCATCGCAAAGGCACGGTGCTCGATGTCGATGCGAAGACCGCCGCCTGGCTGTTAGTGGATGCCCCGGGATGTTTTGCGCTGAAACCCCCGGAGGAGGAGAAAGAAATCTCCACTGCCCCGGCGGACAAGATGCAGCGCCGGAGTAAAACCAAATGACCGCGGCGCAGATTTACTGTACAGTGGATGAGTTGATCCACGACCTGGGAATGCAAGGCGATGATGGGATGCTGTTCTCACGCATCCAGGCTGCCAGCAGCTTCATCCAGCGCCGGATCGGGCAGTTCATACCGGTCACCGAGACGCGCGAGTTCCAGGGAAACGGCAGCTCTACGCAACAGATCGACCTGCTGCTGGCAATCACCAGCGTGACCAACAACACTACGCCGGTGACGACCTACGACCTATACCCACTCTCCAGATACTGGGCAGATGGGCCCTACTCGAGGATTGAGTCAGACTATGCATCTTGGGACGTGGTGAGCATCACCGGTAAGTGGGGCAAGTATAACCACTTCGAGGAGCTGGGAGAGACTGTTTCCCAGGTGGCATCCAGCACTGACACGCTGGTAGTGGCGGATGGATCGAAGATATCGCCGGGGATGGTGCTGCTGATCGAGACAGAGCAGGAGCTGGTGACAGGCTGGGGCGCGGTAACACTGGCTACCAGCCAGACCAACGGGGCCGTGACTGAATCAGACGAGGAGATCACGGTCGACAACGGAGGGGAATTCCACGCGGGGGAGGTGATCCAGATCTCTACTGAGGACTGTTCCATCCGCGCGGTGCGCGGTAACGTACTAGTTACAGCGCGCGGGTGGAATGGCACGAGCAAGGCGAGCCATGCCACCGACAGCCCGATCTCGGTCTACCGCACGGTGAAGGTAACACGCGGGGTGAACGGAACGACCGCCGCAGCGCACGCCAGCAAGGCCGCTTACCGCTACCTGGCCCCCGAGGATGTCAACTGGCTGGCGCGCCAGATCGCGGGGCTGATGGTCAAGAAGGCCCAATCCGGGTTCTCGGGCAAGATCGGAAACGCGGAGCTGGGCGAGACGTTCTACTTCAACGAGTTTCCAGGGCAGATCAAGGAAATCGCCCGCAACTACCGGGTGGTGAGCGTATGAGCAGCATCGGCTATGAGCTGGACGTGCAGATCGTAGGGCTGGACGAGCAACTCAAGAGGCTGGGCGATTTTGGGCCCCTGCTCAACCGCCACCTAGAGAGGGGCATGAAGAAGGCGGTGATCTACACTGCTTCGAAGGTAGTCCCGCTGGTACCGGTGGGCGTGAGTGGGAGACTGAGAAACTCTATCGGCAGCGAAGTGACGGTGGAGGGGATCGGCTCGGTGGTCGGCAAAGTCGGCTCCTCGCTCAAAGATGAGGAATATCCAGCGGTGATGGAGTTTGGGCGCACGCCAGGGGCAAGGATGCCCCCGCCTGAGGCACTGGTGCGCTGGGTGCACTTGAAGCGCCTGGCAGGGACCTACTCGATAAAGTCTCACCGTCGGCAGGGTGGGAAGGCGCGCCAGGCGGATGAGGACTTGCAGGTCGCGTTTGTAGTCGCGCGCTCGATCGGGCGCAAGGGCATCCAAGGCCGGCGCTATATGCAGCATGGGCTGGAAGCTGCCCGGCCGAACATCGCCAAGTTTTTCAAGCTCGAGATGGACGAGCTGGTAAAGGAGCTGGCAATCGATGGCAGTTGAGCAATGGATTGATGAGATCGCCGATCTGGCGGGGACGGTGAGCGACGGGAAGAAGAAGGTCAGGAGCTACCGGGTCTTCAAGAAGGCCGAGTTTCCCGAGTCGCTCTCGGTCTTCCCCTGCGCGCTGACCTACACCAGCGAGGCACGCATGGAGTACAGTCTAGGCGGGCCGCAGACGGACTTATGGTATGGAGTGACGGAGTTTCACCTCACGTCGAATGTGGCGAAGAGCAACTATCCCTACATCATGCGCTTCTTCGCCAGGATCAAGGCGGCATTCGCCAGCAAGATGAACCTAAACGGCAAAGTTGCCTACTTCATGCTGCGCACGGATGAGGCAGGCCTGCAAGGGCCGGTGGTGCTGCAATACGGCAGCGAGGAGCCCCACCTGGGCATTATTGCCCGGTGGGTAGTCAAGGAAGATACGAGTGGGGACTTTACCCCGGGAGTGTAGATATGGGAGAACTAGCGTTTCGCAAAATTCAGTATGGCAAAGAGACCAACAAAGGCACGGGAGTGGCCGCAACGAAAGTATGGCCGGGGGCCATCCAGGTACCGGTAGATCGCGTTCCGGTGTTTCCAGAGATCACCTCCGGGAAACGATCGAGGAGCAGCCTGGGGATCATCCCCCAACTCCTGGTGGACGGGTGGACGCTCACCGCCGACCCCTGCCCGTTCAATCTGCTGCCGGCGATCTTCTCTATGGCGCTCAAGGGTGGGGTGACGGCATCCGAGGTGACGCCAGCCCAGGCTGACTACCTATGGGATTTTACCCCCAACCTGGTAGCCTCCAACTCACAGAACGCGTTTACCATAGAGTTCGGAGATGATACCCAGGCCTACGAGATGGAATATTCGATGGCCAGGTCGGTCAAGATCGAAGGCAAGCTGGGCGAGAACGGCGGGGTAGCGGCGACGGTTGAGGGTTTCTCGCGGCAGATCACACCTACCACGTTCACCTCATCGCTTTCGCCGCTGGCCTATGAGTACATGCTGGCCAACATGTCCCAGATCTGGATCGACCCAGTTTGGGCGGATTTGGGCAAGACCATCAAGGCAGCGCTTGTACAAGAGTTCTCGTTCGAGATTTTGACCGGTCTGCACCCCAAGTTCTTAGCGGATGGGGCAAAGACCTTCTCCAGCCACGGTGAGGGATACATCGACTGCATGGCTACTTTTGTGCTGGAAGGCGGCTCGCTGGCTGATGCGATCTGGG